AAGATTTTGCTCCTTGGAAAAATATTAAACCTACGAAAAAAGGACAAACATCTCCAGTTGCAAAAGTTGAGCCTAGATTTATAAATAATATTAATTATAATTTTAAGATTTATGAAAGTTTTTTTATAGGTAATAAAGCAAAATATTCAGCTTACGCATTGGCTTCTTCAAGAAATCATATAGTAAGATATTTTAAACAAGATTTTAAATTTGATATGGATAGAATATTTACAGATAGGAAATCAAAAATTGGTTTAGCTCTTGAATCGTTTAAAGGTGGTCAAGGTGGTATTGGACAATTTGCAGATCCTAATAGAAGTTTCGTAAGCTATACAAATATTACAGATGTTCCTGATTCTCCAGAATAATGACTTTAGTAAATACACGAGCAGCTTTTGAAAAAGCAGTAACAGACGCAGTTGCAGCAGCAGATAATACTGTTGAGATGGTTTACGACAACATGGTTTATAAAACACCAGGAAAAACTAAAAAATATATTGTTATGTCTGTTGATTTTGCACAGGCAACAACACAAACACAGGGAGCATCACAAGATTTTTATTCAGGTGTAGTTTTATGTAATATTTATGTACCTAAAGGTAAAGGTTCATCAACATTGTCAGCATTAGGAGAAGCTGTAATTGACGGGCTTATTTCTGTAAATGCTGCGAATTATAGTGATACCTTTAGTTGTTCACCGAGAGTTGCTGATATTTCAGGCCCAGCTCCTATTGATATAGATGACACATCACACTTTCTTGGCTTAATATCTTGCCAATTTACCGCTAACGCTTAATATAGTAAAGTAATATAATTTTGATATGACAAGAGCAGTAGACTTACTCAAAAACAAGTTTGGAGTTTCTCAACTTTACAAACATGATGTAAAACAGAATGATGAAATTATTCTTACTATTTATTGGCATCCTTTAACTATTGCAGAAAGAGAATCAATTCAAAAAAAGAGTGGTTCTGAAGATGCAAATAATTATGCTTTGCAATTAATGATTGAAAAAGCATTAGATAAAGATGGTAGTAAATTATTTCAAGATGGAGATAAAGCTGCTTTAAGAAGAGAAATCGAGGCAAATGTATTACAAGAGATACAATTAGCAATGATTGAAGCTGGAATAAATAAGGAGGTTGAAACAGTGAAAGCTGACTTGAAAAGCAAATAACGATTGGCGATTTATTTACTCATTAGCAAAAGAATTAGGTAAAACTGTAAATGAACTATGTAAAGAACTTACAGTAGAAGAATTAGTAGGTTGGATTGCTTACAATGATTTAGAAAGAGAAGACTTAGAAAGACAAAAAGATCAAACGCAACGAATTAGTGCTTTAAAACCTAAAAAAAGGTAAGATAAAGAAAATGTTTTGAATTTCTTGATAAGTGGCTGCTAATTACGGAATTAATCTTGAAGTAAGAATAAAAGCACAAAAGCTTAAAATATTTAATGATCGAATAGAAAATACGCAAAAAAAAGTTGCAAAAGCAAATGAATTTCTTGATAAATTAGCTAAAAGTGTTGATGGAAGGGCTGTTCCTAGTATAAGTAATTTAACAAAAACATTAAGTGAAGCTAATAAAGCTTTTAGAGATGCTGCTGTTAATACTCCACAAGCAAAAAGAGCAGCAGAAGATTTTGCAAAAGCAAATATATTAGTAAATGAAACATTAAAGCAACAAAATATGTTGTTACAAGATGCTCAAGCAAAATTAAATAAAAGACCTGTTTTACAAAATCAATTTACTACTTCTTCATCTCCTTTTACAGCATCAAGAGATTCTTTAGGTCGTAGTAATGCGGAAATAAATGCTTTATTAGATGATAAAGCTAGTCTTGTAATGAAACAGCAAGAAGAAGCGAAAGCTGTTCAGAATGCTTTAAGACCTTCATTACAAGGAAATAGATTACAAGTAGAACAAAATAAAATTATTAATCAACAATTAGATGAAAGAGCACAATTATATATGACTCAAAATAAAGAATTAAAAGATATTGCAAATACAATAAGAACAAAAAAAATTAGAGCATTAGAAGAAGAAGCAAAAATAGAAAATGCAATTTTAAATACGAAAGCAAAACAAGTACAAACAGATATGGATGCTGAAAGAAAGAGAAGAAGCAGAATAAGTATAGAAAGAAAACAGGATTTATTAGAAAGTCCTGGAGGTAGATTTGCCAGATTTAGAAGAGGAAGAACTCGTGGGGATAAAGCTATTAGAGGCAAAGCATTACAAAATGCACTTATTGGTGGAGCTTTCCCTTTACTGTTTGGTCAAGGAGCAGGAGCAGCTTTAGGTGGTGCTACAGGTGGCGGAGCTGGTGGTATATTAGGTGGTCAATTTGGATTTGCACTATCTCTTGTAGGTACATCAGTAGGTGCTGCTATAGATAGACTTGTGGCAGGTTTAAAAGATTTTGGTAAAGCATTAGAAACAACTGATGGTGCTTTAAAATTAATGACTGATCGTAATCTATTCAGTAGTAAAGCAATTCAAAAACAAGCAGAAGCATTAAAAAGACAAGGTAGACAAGCAGAATTAAATGAGTTAGTTACTAGAGATTTAGGAAATTCATTAGGTGCTATTGCCGTTAAAGATGTTCAAAAATTTAGTTCAGAAATGGAAGAACTTTCTAGATTGTTTGGTATTTTGACTACACAATTCCAAATATTAGCAGCAGGGCCATTATCAAAAGTAATTGATGTAATTAATAGCGTGGTAGGAAGACAAGTTTTAGAGTCAAGAATTGGTAATCAATTAAGAGCTTTAGAAAAAAATAATCCTGAAGCATTTAAACAATTTCTTAAGGACAATCCACGAACAACTAAGCAATCCGTATTAGGTTTTGGTGAGAATTTATTAAACAGAACAAACCCTGCAAATGCTTTTGATACGAATATAGGGCCAGGAGGTTTTGCCTTTGCAGGAAGAAGTGATGCGGAATTAAATACTCTTTCAAGCACTTTAAGTGGAATATCAAACAGATTAGGAATAAATAACAATTTAGGTATTGGAGGGAATGATGCAGATGAAATATTAAAAGTTCTTCAAGCTGAAGAAGGTAATTTAAGAAAAAAACAAGATGCTTTACAGAGTTCATTTGGAATTGAATCTGCTATAGCTGTTATTAAAGAAAATAATGGTCATCTTGATGATAAAGCATTAAATGATCTAGAAACAAAGGTAAGAAAACAGTTAAATGTAAATGAAAAATTAGAAATTGAAAATCATCAATTACAAATCACTTTTGATTTATATAATAATATTGCTTCAAGTATTGAGAATGGAATCGTTACTGCTATCGAGGGAGCAATACAGGGAACAAAAACATTAGGAGATGTTGCTCGAAGTGTATTTGCACAAATTCAAAGATCACTAATACAATTTGCTGTTAGTTCGGCATTAGGAGGTTTACCAGGAATAGGAAGCTTTTTTAGAGCAAATGGTGGCCCTGTTAGTACTGGTAAAAGTTATATGGTTGGAGAACGTGGGCCAGAAATGTTTGTTCCAAACGCAGGTGGTCGTATAGTTCCTAATTCTGATATGGGTGGCTCAACTAATGTTGTTGTTAACGTAGATGCTTCTGGTTCTTCAGTTGAAGGAGATAAACAAGAAGGAAAAGCATTAGGACTTGCATTATCAGCAGCTATAGAGACAGAATTAATTAAACAGAAAAGACCTGGAGGTTTACTTGCATAATGGCTACTTTTCCATCAATCACACCAACATACGGACAACAAAAAAGATCCGCACCAGCTACTCGTACTGTTCGTTTTGCTGATGGCTACGAACATAGAATTTTATTTGGGTTGGCTAGTCATCAAAATCCTAAACTTTTTAACTTTACTTTTAACGTATCGGAAACAGACGCAGACACCATAGAAGGATTCCTTGATAGTCGAGCAAATGATAGTGCCAGCTTTACTTTTACTCCACCAGGAGAAGGGTTTACAAAAACAGGAACTTATTCTCAATCAGGTACTACAGTAACAATTACCATTTCAAGTCATGGTGTAGCTGTAGGAGATGAACTTACTATTGATTACACTACTGGATCGGCAACTGATG